AGCCTTAGTAAGAATAGAGATAACTTATGGGCAGGAGCAAAAGAAAAGCTAATAGGCGAAAGAGGAATCAATGAATCCTTTGACTAATGAAGTTTGTAATAAAGGACAGTAGAGATAAGCAAAGCCTTTTCAGTTACCTAAAGGAATTAGATAACGATTACATTGTTAGCGTAAAGAAACAAAGAAACACTCGTAGCAATATGCAAAATAGTTACTATTGGAAATGTATAGTTCAAGGACTAGCAGAAGAACTAGGATATTTTCCTGATGAAATGCACGATGTACTAAGAGCTAAGTTCTTATCTGAATATGAAATGATAAGTATTAACGATAATCAAATAGCATTAAATAAAATAGGTAGTACAACTGCTTTAAATACTAAAGCCTTTGAAGTATATACAGAGCAAATAAGAGTATGGGCTATAACTGACTTAGGCATAAGACTAATGCTGCCAAATGAATACGAGTAATTTCTATTATATAACAACTTGATTAATCAAATTATTTCAAAATGGAACATGGAGGAAAAAGAGAAGGAGCAGGACGTAAAGGTAAAGGTGAAGAACAAAAGCTAATAGAACACTTAACACCAATGAGTGGAATAGCACTTGAAGCTTTACAAGAAGGCATAAAGCAAAAGCAACAATGGGCGGTTAAGTTATACTTTGAATACTTTTACGGCAAACCTCAGCAAAGAGTAGATGTAACTACTAATGATGAAAGTCTTAATGTACCTTTAATAAACTTTATAAGCTCTGAATCTTAGCGAAAAATATAATGCACTATTTACATCAGATGCTAGATACTTTATTATAACAGGAGGTAGGGGTTCTGGAAAGTCTTTTGCAGTTACAGTTTTTCTAACGCTCTTAACTATGTCTAGGAATGTTAGAGTCCTATTCACACGTTATACAATGACATCAGCACACCTATCAATCATTCCTGAGTTCTTAGAGAAGATAGGGCTGCTTGGATATGACAATACCTTTAGCGTAAACAAAGCTGAGGTAATAAACTTAGGAAACAAATCAGACATCCTATTTAGAGGTATCAAGACATCAGCAGGAAACCAGACTGCAAGTCTAAAGTCATTACAAGGGATAAGCACTTGGGTACTTGATGAAGCCGAAGAACTTGTAGATGAGAATATCTTTGATACTATTGATTTAAGTATAAGAGAAAAGAAAGTGCAGAATAGAATCATATTAGTATTAAATCCAGTTACTAAAGAACATTGGATATACAAAAGGTTTTTTGAGGACAAAGGAGTTGAAGGTGGTTTTAATGGCGTTAAAGACAATGTATGCTATATCCATAGTACATACCTAGATAATGAAACAAATCTCTCTGAGAGCTTCCTAGAGCGTATTAAGAGCATAAGGCATAATAACTTTAAAAAGTATCAGCATAAGATTCTTGGGGGATGGTTAGCAAAAGCCGAGGGGGTTGTCTTCGAAAATTGGAGTATAGGTGAATTTAATCCTGATAACTTACAGACTTCTTGTGGAATGGACTTTGGGTTCTCAATAGACCCTGACTCATTAACTGAAGTAGCAATAGATAAGAAGCATAAGAAGATATACTTAAAAGAACACCTTTATCGTAATGGTTTAAAGAGTCAAGAGCTAGCTCAGATAATACTAGACAAAGTAGATAGTAAATTAATCATAGCAGATTCAGCAGAGCCTAGACTAATAGCAGACTTAAAGCACTTAGGAGTAAACATTAAAGCAGTTAAGAAAGGAACTATTGAAAGTGGTATAACTAGGATGCAAGACTATCAACTTATTGTAAGTCCTGAATCAACGAACATAGCTAAAGAGTTAAACAACTATGTCTATGCAGATAAAGGTTCTAAGCTTTACGTAGACAACTATAATCACGCAATAGACGGAATAAGATATAATGTAATCTATCACCTAGACAATCCAAACGCAGGTAGGTATTTCGTTCAGTAAACTAGAATCAACAAATTTCTATTATATAGTGTATGAAAGTAAAGATTAAAAAATTAGGAAAGACAGAATCGTTCAAGCTAATTAACAGTTGGTCAGATGTTACTCTTGAATTATGGCTTAAACTAATTGACTTTGAAACAGGTACAAAGACTGAAGAAGCTACTGAAACAATAGCAGCGTTATCAGATATTCCTAAGAAGTTAGTTAAGGAATTAGCCTTATCAGATGTAGCTAATATAATGAGTAAGGTAGCAGAACTTCAAGCAAAGCAAGATACAAAGCTAAAAAGGATAATAGAGATTAATGGTGTTGAGTACGGATTCCACCCTGACTTAGATAGTATTAGTTTAGGAGAATACGCAGACATTGAGCAGTTCATTAAGAACGGAATAGATAAACAACTTCCTGAATTGATGGCTGTACTCTATCGTCCTATAAAAGAAAAGAAGAATGATATTTATATCATAAAGGCTTATGATGGTGATATTCGGCTCAGAGCTGAAGAAATGAAACAGATGTCAGCGGAACAAGTGCAAAGTGCATTGGTTTTTTTTTACACTTTAGGGAAGGTGTTGTCCGAGATTTTGCCATTATATTTGATGGAGCGGCTGAAGGAAACGAAGACGCAGTAGCTAGTGAAGACTTCGCAAGCAAATGGGGATGGTTCGGTGTGATGCACAGATTATGCGGAGAGGACATTAGTAAATTAGAAGCAATAACAAGACTTAGCCTTTTAGAATGTTTGACTTGGTTAAGTTATGAAACAGATTTAAGCTCACAAAATAAAGTAAAAAGAAATGGTTAACAATAAGACATACAATAACGTAGTTAACACCTTACTTAGATTAGGGGAATACCACAGGCAAATAAAATCAACTTCAGTTGGAGATATATTTGACATAAACTTGGAAAAGATGCAGAAGTTTCCTTTGCTTCACATCAACCCTACATCAGTAACGACAGGAGATAGTCAGCTTGTCTATAACTTCCAAATCTTTATAATGGATATGGTAACGGAAAAGGATAATTGGAGAACTAACAGAAGCCAAATATTATCACCAACAACTAATGAATTTAAAAAGCTTGTAAAAACTTTAAGTAATGAACAAGATGTATTTAATGAAACACTACAAATAGTAACCGACTTCATAGGTCTGCTTAGACATAGTTCAAGGCAATCTTTACTAGATGTTGATGATATTAATTTTCCTTTATACTTTACGCAAGACCAATTCACTATTGAGCCTTTCTCCGAGAGGTTTGACAATCTTTGCTGTGGTTGGGTATTTAATATTGGAGTATTAGTGCAGAACGACTTCCAAACTTGTGATATTCCTGTAGCTGAAAGAGGAGCGGGTTATTAATGTTGAAGTTCAAAATAGGTAGATGGAAAATAGAAATAGGATGGAAAAAATTTAAAATAACAATTAATTTATAAAATTATGGCAGACTTAGTAACAACAATCTCAGAAACAGTAACACTTAATGGAAGCCTTAGAGGTTCTGTTAATTCAGTAACAACAACAGGAATCAATGATGTATTTGAAAGGATAGTAACCTGTACGGCATCAGTAGCAACAACAGTAGCAGTATTTGATACTTTACCTTCAACTTCAGCAGGAGCAATCAATGTAGCGAAAACTAAATACGTTAGAGTGACAAACTTAGAAACAGCTGTAGACATTGAACTAGCAGTAGTTACATCAGGTACAAATTACCAAGTGACACTTACAGCAGGACAATCTCATATTCTTTGTCAGGGTGCTAACTTAGCTTTAGCTGAAGAAGACACTACTCCTAGCTTTGGAACTATGCAAGACTTAGCATCTTTACAAGTAAAACCAACAACAGCTGTTACAGCTAGAGTTGAAATATTTGTTGGCTTAGAATAGTGGACACTGACAATATAGAAAGGTACTTAGAAAGCTTCGGAAGACAAATAGTTGCTCAATCTAAAACTACTCTTAATTTTAAAAAAGGAGGAGATACTAAGTTAGAAAATTCGATTAAGTTTGAAGTCATAACTACTCCTGATGGTTTTACGGTACAATTCTATATGTCAAGCTATGGTCAATTCGTAGATAAAGGAGTTTCAGGAACACAGACTAAAAGAAGTTTTAAAGATTATAAAGGTAAAACTATAAAAAGTCCTTATAGCTACAAGAATAGTAAAGGACATTCTCAACCACCAAGCAAGGCTTTGGATAAGTGGGTAGTAAGAAAAGGTATAGCTCCAAGAGATGCAAGCGGAAAGTTTATGAAGCGTAAGACAATAACATTCTTAATTGCTAGAAGTATAGGGCGTAAAGGAATACAAGGTATAAGTTTCTTTCAAAAGCCTTTAGGACTTGGATTAAAACAGTTCGGTAAAGAATTACTAGGAAGCGTAAAAGAAGATATAATTAACAGTTTAACAATAGTAAAATAATGGCAACACTAATAGAACAGCATCCTTTATACGATACATTACCTGTAGGACAAGATGTAATTTTTACAGTATCAAATACTTCAGTAGTTTCTTCATTTACAAATGTGAAGTTCATTGCTGAAGTTCATATAAGTTCAGGAAACCCACCTAATCCAAATACTTCAACAGATATTGTAGGAACATTTAAGACTACTCCAAATAACGCAGGAGTTGGAATGTTTGATTTCAGACCTATTATAGAAAGCTTTGTAAATACAGATAACTTAGCAAGAGTTGGAAGTGCATATAAATTAGCAGTTAATACAGTAGGAACAAATGTCCCTATTCATTTAATTGATAAATATTCAGGCAACTTAAATTCTATGCGTTACTTGTTTATAAGATTTAAAATACAATACTTAGATAATGACCCTGCTAGTGCTACATTCGGAGATTTAATAATTACAGATATTATAGACTCTAATTCATACAAAGTATTCAATGGTTATTTAAAATATACAGATGTATTAAATATAGATGCAACAGGAAACTTTGGTTATGACCTTTCCAATTTTAATGTAGGTACAGGTAGTACAAAGAGAATGCTTACTAATGCACCAACTACACAATACGCAAATTTAGAAGATTATGGAACTTTAGCTTTTTTTCAAGTAAATGATTTAGTGGATGAAATACAATTAGCATACTATAATAGTTCAGGAGGGTCATTGGGCGGTGAGGATGTAACTTTAGATATAGCGAATGGTGCTTTTGCTTCTTTAGGTACTTTAACAGAAAATAGACTGTTGTATTTCGGTTGCTTCCCTGCTAATTTAAGAAATTGGAGTACAACATTTAATGCTTTAGTTACAGCAGGAACTATTCAAGGAGGATATATAACAGTTCAAGCTAACAACAATACTTTAGGACTTCAATCAGAAAAATACACTATTAATTTAAACTGTCCAAACCTTAAAGGATATGAATCTATAAGACTTTGTTGGCTTAATCAATGGGGTGATTGGGATTATTACACTTTTACTATGAAGTCAACAAAAATGATTTCAACTAAAGGGAGTACATATCAACAGCTAGAAGGAAGTTGGAATGAATCAACTTATAAAATAAACGGATTTAAAGGTGGAAAGAAAGCCTTTAGAGTAAACGCTAATGAAAAGATTACAATGAACACAGACTTTGTAAATGAATCAGAATCAGAATGGTTTGAAGAATTAATTAATAGTCCTGAAGTATATATATTAGAAGGATTCCAAAGTGATTTGAATTATACAGGAACTCTTACAATTCCTGCTATGAATCAATATGTAACACCTGCAAGGCTAACAACTTCTAGTTATACGAAAAAGACTGTCGCAAATGACAAACTAATGCAGTACACTTTTGAAGTTGAAAAAAGTAAAACACTTAGAACACAGTCAGTATAATGAGTGTTCAACTAATATTATATCCACAGAATTATAACGGAACTTACAATGAAATTTCAAGTTCATCAACAGAATTTATTGTAAATGGATTAAACTTTAACGGATTAAATACTACACCAACTTATACGAGTAGTACAACAGGCTCTACATTTTTAGATGTTTTAACTTCAGCACCTCCAATTATTACAAATTCTTGGTATAGATTTAGAACTGATGCTACAGGAACACCTGCTTACCCTACTAGCTCGGTAGGAAATTTAATCTTAGATTCAGTAACAACTTTAACTCTTGCAGGTGTTTACCAAAAACTTTCAAATTTAGTAGTTGGTCAGCAATATACTATAACAATAAATATAGGAACAACAGGTACAGGTTCAATACTTACACAATTAGCGAATGGAACTACTATATTC